AATTTATCCTTAAATTATGGCGTTCGGACACTCGCGGTGTTCTGACACTCTGATTTGATTAATTGAATTGATTAATTTTCTTACAGCGTACGCATTTTATTTCTAGCTTTTGTACGCTTTCTGCTCGTGCGAGTAGCTTTTTACAGCATTCGCAACGATATTCTTTAGATTTCTGCATATACTTTCCATTTCTAGATGTTATTTGCTAAAATCTGCCCGTCTGATCGGACAGGCAGCGCATGGCTATATGCAGGGTGTTTCTGCTTAGCTGATACTATAAACAGTTCCGGTGTTTATAGTATCGCTGTCTTTATATTAAGATGCAGATCTAAAGAAAGTGAGTGTTTTGAAAAAAAATTTTTTATTCGCCTCCTTTCACAACAATATCTTTAAATGCAATCGCATTATTTCTTATTGTGCCAATCACGGTGATTTTAAATCGGATTTCTGTGACACCTTCCGGCAGTTCGCCCTCAACTTGTTTTACTCGCCATTCTGTTGTGTCAAATTCGCCAAGCTGTTCTGACACAGACCCTGACACAAACTCATCACCGCTATAAAGCATGACCCAGACTAAACACAGCCCATTTCGCTTATCATAGGTGCCAACTTTATATGAGAGCGCAAAACGCTTGTACACGCTTGAATCAACAGCAAACGATTTATAAATCACAGAATGCTGATTTGCATTTGATGAAAGCATGATGTATTTTCCGCCGGGCATATCACTATCATCATAGTGATAAATAAGTGATTCGCCCTGTGTGAACCCCTCTGCGTAGTTCCAGTTATGTAATAGTTGCATGGCGCCCGCAACGCTGAAAGTATAGTTAAACAAGCTTTTTAAGCCGTTTTTTACTGAGCAAAGCGTCATTTTATTAAATTCTTCACCGTCAACTTTTTGCGGGTCCGGATAGCTAAACTGGCTATCTGTTGTCGAGATAGTGCGCACAACCGTGTCATCATTCAATAGTGCGATTTCATAACTGACGCCATCACCCAAAATCGTGCTGTCTTCTGTGTGTGAAATCAGATTATCCGCTTGCACGTCACGGTCACGATGCGCCCAGCTGATCACAAATGCTGAACTATCTGCAATATTACTAAAAAAAGCACCATCCACTTTCACGTTACCCGGTGGATAAGGACGCGCTTGACGTTGCTGTGTTGTGATTGTAAGCACCTCGGCGTCATCTTCTGCGAGTGTTTCTTGTGCTGTTTTAGTTAAAAGTTTGACGTTTAACTGTTCATTGACCGTGTATTTCGTATTGTCTTCGCCACTTGCCAGTAAATAGCACCACGCTCTAGCACCTGCGCTATGCGCTTGCGGGACCGTATCTGCACAACCTCGTCCTACGCTAAGTGTCCGCGTTTTTAAATCCACCGATTCAATTTTCACGATTTCATCATCAATCATCAGCGCAACCGCGTTTTTCAACGCATAGCTGTGCGTGCTTTCATTAAATTTAAAGTGCGTTTGATATTTATTAATATCGTCAGATAACAACACCGATGGCGTAAAATCGCCGTCGCCCACATCATCAAAGCCGCCACCGGCGTCAGTTAAGACGTCAAAGCCGACAGACAACGGCGTTGGTGACTGCGCCAGTGCGGCAATAAAACAGTCTGTAGGTTTAATAAACGCCAGCTCTGTTTCATCAAAAATCAGCGGAAAGACATGATACGGCACCTCAAATACACGACTGTTGACTATTGGTTTTGCTTTGTAATCGGGTGGCGTGTAAAGCGAGTCGGCTTTTTGAGTTGAATAGTTTGCCGCAGGCAAACCGAACACATCCTGCATGCAGGTGACAATAAACTCGCCTTCGTTGCCGTTTTCAATGTGGCTCACGCGAAAGACTGCGCTTTCAATACCGCGGTCGGGAAGACTCACTTTAAATACATCGCCGTGCGTGAGTTCACTCGCACGCATGTCAAAGACGATTTTAAGCCGCGTTAAACTGCTTGCCACAATCTCTAAATCGCGTTGAGCCACACGTGCGGCTAAATCAAACGTGGGAATACCTTTATATTCCACAGTTTTTGTAATGACCCCGTGCATACGTACTGACGCGATATTATTGGCAATCGCTTTATCTTCACGATTCGTCACTGGGTCGAGGTATTTCACCACCACTTGATTAGCGGCGTTATCTGTTGCGGCGTTATCGTCGTCTTGCACGCGTAAAATGCCGTTATCGTAGTTAAACGTGTGCAACTCATCGACTTTATAGTCGTTACGAATGAGTTTAACGGCGTATTTCCCCGTCTTCACATCTTCGTATTGCACCGCACCGATGTGGTCGATAATCTGCTGCACGAACTCTTTAACTGAGCCCTGACGATTATAGCGAATACACAGCCCAAAGCCTTCCTCGAAGAGTGTATCTGCCGCTTTTTTATAGCTTTCTATATCCAATTCCGTAATGTCTTTTTTCCCGCCCCAACTCTTGTTTGTTGCGCATTCAACTAGAATATGCGCTGGGTTCATCGCGTGAATCTGACGCACGTTTTCTTCTTGCTCCGGCGTTAAGCCTGAAATTTTCAAATTGTCATTACGCAGTAAAATCCGGGCTTTTTCCGGATACCACGGCGCAACCGCGCCCCATTTATGCGTTCTCCGCACACGGTAACTGTGCTTTTTCGGATACGCGTTATAGCAACTGATAAGTCCGCTAAATACCGTCGTAACAGTACCTCGAAAGCCTGGAATGACATCCTCGGGACTGAGATTGCCTGCGCTAATATCACCGTTTGAGAAAAACGTACCTTGTTCAATTTGCTGTTGCTTTGCGCGCTTTTTGCGTGAAGAGCCACTTAATGCCGAATTCAGTGGCGGGTTGTGAACACTTTTCAGCAGATTAATCAGCATTTGTGTCGGCTTCTGGTCCGGCTCACCCATGAGGATTTCCATGCGTCCTTGAATACCGCCTTCACCACCTGTCGCCTCGCCGCCAAAGAGGTTTGGCTTATCAATGTAAATGGCTTTCGATTGTGTTAGCTCCCCAGGCGTACCCACGTACGCGGTTTTATCATCTACACGGATTTCCACAATTTCATCTACTGGACCGCGCCCAATGCCGGATTGAATATCCCAGTAATAGCGATAGCCTACAGTAACCGGACTACTTTTACGACGTCGTCTACCCATTATTATTTCCTCGCGCGTTGATCGCTTCTGTCACACATTTACGAGCAAAGACACTGCCTGTATCGAGTAACACTTGTGCATCAATGCCATTTTGTAAAAAGTCGTTAAAATCTAAGTTTTCGCGCTTAAAAAAGGTTTCAACACCTGATGCACAAAACCCGACGCGACGCATGTCTTGCATGGTAATCATTAATTTTTCCATCACTTATCCTTTTTTAATTGGGCTTGAGCGGTAGTTACCGTAAGCTAACACTTGCCAGTCTTCCGTCCAGCAATCACCAAAAAACACGCATTGCGGAATCCCTTCATCCACTTGTGGGAAGTTCCATTCCTCGCTAGATACTGCCTCGATGCTTTGCCCCGTGCGCGGACGTGGAGCGAGTGCGGTGTTGACTAAATAACTGATTGCCATGACGGCTACCGCACGAACAATCGCCCAACCAATTGCTGCAAACATATCAACCTCCTCTTATTTAAAATACTCTTGAACCGTCGTACGGGGATTTATTCGGCATGTGCGGGACGCCGCCAAAATTGAGCATATTGTTAAACTTTTTCAAACAAGTAATAGGTCTGCCATCACAACCGGGATACGCTTTAATCACTGTGCCGACAGAGAGTTTCTGCGTACCGCCGAGCAGTGTGAGCTGGTTGTTTTTATGTGTTTTGACTGCGCGCACTTCACGCACACCATCGCTGTCAATCCACTCAATAAAGCCAGCATTAAACCAGCCTTCCGGCAAATCATCGGGCACATTGACTACAATCATCACACCGTCCATCGCACTAATTGTGAGCCCTGCCACCGCAAAATTTTTAGGATTTAATTGGCAGTCTTGGTCATACAATGTGTATGGACAATTGCGCCCCCAGGTGAGCCTTAGTCCGGCACTGTCCATCGTAGCTGAAAGCCCAGCAGAGATAAGCTGCGTTTTATGCACATCGGGGCGCTTTGCTTCAATGATTGTGCCAACCCACACCACGCGCATTTCTTGTTGCTCATAATGCAAACGCATAACCATCACTTTCACTGTCTGACTTGGCGGCATACCGCGATAAAGCAGTGCCACCGGATTATTGCTCGGCAGCGTGATATTGATATTCTCACCCGTGCGACGCCCGGTGTCTGAAATAGCAATCGCGGTCCATTTTTCGTTATTGACCACGATGTCTTTATCTGCGTCACAAAACCGCCAGATTTTCTCATTGTCACCGCGAATGAACTGATACAGCGTGACCGGTTGTCCGTCTGCGATAGAGTGCTCTTTGTCTAAAAAACTCATCTTTAAACCCCTTTTAAACCCTGTTTAAACCTCTAACTCATCACGTAACCCACGGAAACTCACGGTGACGGTTGCCACACCATCTGCGTCGGTGTGATGTGTCCAAGTCACTTGGTCGCTTTCAAGTCGAGAGAGTGTGAGAAAGGATATTTTTGCTATCTCTTCTTGCTTAATTCTTAACTCTTCACCGTCAAATGAGAGTCGCTCTGTTTGCTCGTCGACCACTGATGATGTGACGATTCTGCGATAGTGCACACTGCCGTCTGTGCACTCGATACGAATATCTTGACGACCGACCTGATTTTTCAAAATCGCGGTGTAGTGCATGAAATAGATATCAAACGTCTTAGTAGAAATGTCTGATTTCAGCGTGATATCTGTTGCCGAGGTGGCAACCCAAATTGCGCGCTGTCTGCCACGTAGATAGTAGAACAGCTGACGTAATTTGCGCTGTTCTTCACGATTCGCTAGCACAAAACGATGACTTGTGATTTGAAACGCTTTGCGTGCGGTATCGAGATAAAACGGCAGTCCCGTTTCATTATCGAGTGTTTGAATTAAACGTAAGTATTGTGCAGTGATATCTTCAGACCACTCACTTGTTGGCTCAAGTACGGGATGATCGCGATATGTCGGCAAATGCGTGATATCTGCAGAATGCGCATTGTGTTCATGAATCTGTAGTCGCACTTGCGCGCTTGACACACCATCACTTAATCGTGTAACGGTTGGCATATCCGTCAGCACAGCTGGGCGAATCGGATAGACTTTCGTATTAACCACATCAAAATTGTTGACTGCCGGGCGTTTTAAAATCAGTTTATTTGCCTCAATACCGCTGATTTCCACGCTTTCTTTTGTTTGTCCGTTCATCAATAAAACTTGACCTTTGACGCTAAAATCATAGCCGGCGGTGTGAATTTGAATTTCAAGATCGCCTGGCGCAACGTGTTGTAACAGCGTTGCACAATCAGTAAAAATCGGCATAGACCAGACGCGAGAGCCGTAGGCGTAGAGCATATTTTCAAATACTTGACGGTGAACACCTTCTGTTGTGACTTTAAACTCAAACGTACGACGAGGCGATAAGCGTTTTGCAATGCGTTGCTCGGCACCGGTAATTGACTGATGGACCGTTGTTAGAAAGTGCAAGTTTTCAACGACATTCTCACTCCAGTCCGGGAAAAACGCCCATTCTGTTGAGCGCGAACCGGTGATATTGAGCGTGACCGCAGGGTGATTAACAAAATGCCAAGACACCAGTGCATCAACCACCGCCGGACCGTTCATTGAGACTTTGACTGCCCATTTTTTCAATGCAAGCGAGTGCAATTTCACCGGCGTTTGCGCCCCGGTTAATTCAACACCTTCGGCATTTTGCGCTTGCACTAACGTTAAATTAACCGCGTGGCGATTGGCATTCCAGACTTGCACATCGAAGATTTGCTCCGTTGACATCGCACCAAGATTGACAATGTGCGGGATGACATACACACGACTATAAAGTGTTTTGTAGTAGTTCGGCACAATATAAGACTTAACTGATTTGTGTAAATCTTGCTTTGTTGTTGTCGTCAGCGCGCCACGTCGAATCCGTGGCGGTAAAGTAAGACGCGTATTCTCCCCGCGGTATGTCGTCAGCCCAACTAAAAAATTGCCATGCCCGGTAAGCCGATGGGCGATTTTATAACCCTTAATCGTTGCCATGCTTTACTCACTCAACAATACGATATGCCACACCCTGAATGCCTGAATTATCACGATTGCGCGCCACTTCATCTACGTTACTCGCATCAAATTGCGCGCTCGGGATAATCATCCACTGCTCACCTGAAATGGTGATAATTTGACGCGGAGAAATCCCTACCATGATGCATTCATAACGCTCTGGTAATATGCCAACGCGACGAAACACCCCGTCTTTGCCGTGAATAATTAATGAGTGCGGGCATGGCATAAGCATTTGTCCGAATTTTGATTGTGAATGAAAAACCAAATCTCTCTCCAGATGCGCACCATAAGAGCTGTTATACATCGCTGCACGACCGAGAGTTAATAAAAACTTGCCATAATCCCGCTCTCTGACACTATTAACATGCGTATTTACTGGGCAAAAGTACCACGGTGTTGTTGTGTCACTGTCTAAATTCACTCGCAAAACTGGCGCAAATGCTTCAGAGCCACCGGAAAAGCCAAAATTATGGTTGCCACGGGATAAATAACGTGATGATTGCTCGATATAGGTGCCAAAGGCATATTGCCCACCGGTGTATTCGCCTTCTTTATGCAATGTGCCAACGCCGAAGTGTCGGAAACGCTCCGCTTCAATTTGTACAACAACATGTAAATACTGGCTTGTGCCGAAAAAATCATATGTCACAAAATTGCCGTTTTCTAAGTGTGACGTGGCTGTTCTCACTCGTCTGTAAGCGAACTGTGAATTAGCTGAACTGCCCGGTTGATTGAATGCATCACGGCTGCCATCAAACCCGGTACACACAAGTGTGAAGAGTAAATTCTCTTTAAATTCCAGTGCCCAATGCCCATCGCTATTACTTAAAAAAAGTTGCGTTGAGTTATGTTTGTTAATTGTCCAGTTCTGCGTTTCGGCAAACTCTTTTAATTTTTCAAGCAAGATTACCACTGAGCTTGCCGTACCTGTTTGATAAGCCATTTTTACACTCCTGTTTCAATCACAAAAAAATCGCGCACAGACACGCGAAATGCGCCATTAAATACAATGCCTCTAAAATTATCTGTCTCACTTTCAATAATATCGCCTGCTGCGCGCTGTAACCCCGGTACCCAGTACACGCCGTCCATTGCACCCCAGCGGTTACGCCCTGCACTCGAGCGGGAACTATTTAACAGCTCAACGGGAATAAGTGGGAAACTCCCGCCGGGTGTGGCACCAAGTCTGTCCTGTAAATATGGGGTGAAGTAATGTTCGTATCTGTAATTTGAAAGCGGAAAACAAAATTGCTGATCTGAATCTGGCGTTACATTTGACTCATAACGCGAGCCATAAAAATCACGCCAGGCTTGCTCTGGTGTGAATAACCAGCAATTGCCGTAGCGTGGGTCGACAATAGAAGAGACAAAGTGGTTATTTTGTGAATACCGCGTCAAAAGTCTATTTTTAACTTTATCAATCAAAGGTGCCGAGCCTGCCACGCAAAGCGGATACGGATATTCTGTCGGTGGCACCGTTGGTAAAATAAAGCCGAGGTAAGCGCTTGAACAGACTTGTGAAATACGCGTAATAATCTTGCAGCAACGTCCCGATGCGACAATGTGATATTCAATTGCACGGTCGTCTGCAAAGAGCACAACACCGGGCGAGGCATTTATCATGCCGCGCTCAATTTCTGTTGCAGTGACAAATTGACTATTAAAGAATGTGCCACCCCAGAAGTTGATATTGAACGTATCTTCTGCAATCAGATTGTCAGTCGATGCACACAGATAAATATCTTGCTCAACGCCGGTGCCGGTTGATTTCCATGCGATTTGACGAATAGGCTTTCTCACGGGCGTGGCATCCAATGTGCGTTCAAACAACATTGTCCACGCCTGTCCGTCACGCACTAACTCTTCATTCGTCGTTAAAAACGTGTTGATTTTATCGAGTAAATCGCGCTCATTTTGCGCCGTGCCAGTTTCGTATGCCATGTTTACCTCTATTTCAATTCTTCTTTAAGTGTTTGTTTGTTCGCGCGAATGACTGTCAGTACCGCTTGTTCGCCCGCGTGAGTATTAATGCCTGCGGTAAAAAGCTCTGCGCTGTCAACGGCGAGGGTTTGTTGAATATGCACCGGTGAAGCTACAGCGTGCATACCGCCGTTATTTTGCATTGCTTGCGTCAAGCCCGGCTCTTTACTTGTAGATACTTTCGGCATAGATACCAGTCCGCCTGTGCTATATTTACGCAGTTGACCGCGGTTAATTGCATGTAAGAAATCAACACCATAACGTGACACAGAAGCCGCGCGAATCACGTATTCACCGTTTGACAGTCGAGCAGGGATAGAATCCGATGTGCCGGTGCCCGGTCCTGTGATATAGCCACCCGTTGCCGCGGTCACTGTGCCACCGACTGCACCAAATAAGCCACCGATTGCACTGGTTGCCTGCATTGCAAGCTGTTGCGCGGCGATTTGCGCCATAGAGTTCACAATCGTTAATGCGAGATTTTTAATCGCATCACGTAACGTCATCGTACCTTGCGCAAGCCCCATCAGTGATGACTGAATACCTTGTGTCAGCCCATCCTTGAACGCTTTTTCCAAGTCATTGCCCGCACTTTTCAGCTCAACAATTTTTAACTTCATTTGTTCAAGCATGTTGCGTGCTTGCTCACCCTGCGCACCGGGCATTTGTGAGAGTTTCTCTAGTAGTGGCAATTGCTTTTCAATCTCGGTCACCGTCTGTGCATAGACTTCTTTAAGCTGTCGTTGCCCCTCAAGATGTGAGATAAGCCCTGTGTTTACTTGGGATTGAATGCGCTGTTCTTGTGCGCTTTGATTTTGAAACAGACGATTGATTTCAGCCTGCACACCGTCAATTTGCACTTTTGCTTGCTCAAGCGGCAGGACTTTTTTAATTAAATTAATCCCTTCCACGTTGCCTGCCTTTTGAAACTCGGCAAGCAACTTGTTATAACGTCCCTCGATGTCAGTTAAATTGGCTTTGACTTCTTGCCCTGTTAAGCGCAAGTATTGAATATTGAGTTCAAGGTTCTTGGCATCAGCGTCATACTTTGACTTTTTATTTTTTGATTTACGGTATTTTTCACCTTCTGCAATCGCTTTTGCGTCTTTAATGCCCTGCGCAATCTGCTCTGGTGTTGCTTTTTCTCTGCGATTAATATCATCAATTAAACGCTCTTCTGTTGTCATTTTTGCTTGACGTGCACGCTTACTTAAATCAGCAAAAAACTTTTCGTTATCTTTTGTGATTTTTGCATTATCAATCTCATCAATGAGTTTTAAGTTTTCTTCAAGTTTCTTATTAAATGTATCAAGCACTTGCCCACTTAAACCCGCATCACGTGCCATCGCCATGAATTTTTCACCGAGTGATAAAAGTTGCTCTTTTGCCGTTTGTGTGACATTCACCAGCTCTTTACCGAGTTTGACATTGATTTCGTCAAGCTCTGAGCTTGCCGATTTCATTTGCTCTTCAGCATCTTTAATCACGGGCGTTAATAACTCGACAGCCTCTTTTGCGTTTGCGTCACCGATTTCTCTTAGTTTTTCAGCTAATGCGCCGCCTTGTTCGACAGCCGCTTCAAATGCCGCTGCAAGTTGTGATTCGGTAATATTGCCAATTTCTTTTGTTTTGCCTGTTAGTCTTGCAATAACATCTTCAAGCTCTTTAATTTTCTTGTTGTATTCGTCAAGCTTAGATGTATCTGCAAGCCCAAACCCATTCGTTTGATTAATTTCTTGCAATTGCGCACGTTTTGCTTTGAGTAATTCAAGCTCTTTTTGTGCATCATCCAGTGCTTTTTTATTGCTCTCTAGCTGTGCCATTCGGTCTGAAAAACCACCGATTTCACCGAGTCTTTGACGCGCCTCAATGAGCTCTTCAGTCTTGTCAATGTGTGACTGAATCGACGAAAGTGTCTGATTGTATTGCGCCTCTAATTCCTCTTCTTTTGCTTTGAGATATTGATAAACCGCAATTAAGCCCAATGTTGCTAACACTGCCGCACCAAAGCCACCGCCAACAAATGTCAGCGCACCTGAGCCAATACGCGATGCCAATCCCGCGGATGCTTCAGCTTTTGCGAGCATGCCTTTAGCCAGTGCAAGCCGTTTACTTGCGGCTTCTTCTGTTTGCATTGCCAGTGTTAAACGTTTTGATGAGGCGTAACCGGCATCTTTTGCTCGCGCAAGCTCAAGCTCTTTGACTGCCGCAATATGTGCAGATCTTGCCGCCATGACATCAATTTGTGCTTTCGCTCTGGTTGCGAGCATGCTTTTTGTTGCTGCACCTTGCTCTTGAATATACGCAATCGTCTTTTTGGTTAATGCGGCAAGAAGTCGCACACCAAGGGCTGTACTTACTACAATAGCGATTGTGCCGAGCTCATCTAGACTTGATGCTAGCGCAGATATTGACGAGGCAATCAGTGATGAAGCCGATGACGCATTATCCGCTTGACCGATAAATTGTAGCCATGCGTTAGAAAGCTCATTTACCGCGCGACTAATAGTCTTAGGCATCTGGTCATACTGCGCCTGAATTTGCTCTTGCGCTTCTTTTGTCGCTGCTAAAATAAGTTGTGGTGTGAGCTTACCGTCTTCTGCCATTTTTCTAAGCTCACCGCGCGTTTTACCCAATGATTTTTGCAAGATTTCAAGAATGACCGGGGCTTGTTCTGCAACCGAATTAAACTCTTCACCGCGCAATGTCCCTGATGCCAACCCTTGTGATAACTGGATTAAGGCGGCTTTGGCTTCTTGTGCACCCGCACCGGAGACGACGAGTGCTTGTTGAATAGTTTTAGTGAACTGAAGAATTTCTGCATTGTTCGCATTACTGCCCATACTGCGATAAACGCGTGTATACAGTTCCGCTGTCGCTTCAAACAGTTGACCGGTATCATTTGCTACTTGCATCAGCTCACGAAACGTGCCCTGTGCCTCTTTGTTTGAACGTGAAACCAGGCGGATGCGCGCTTCATAGTTATTGTACGCATCTGCTGTGTTAAAAAGTGATTGAATACCGCTTGCGCCGATATTAATACCGATAAGCCCGGTAGAAAAATGTTGTAAACGTGCAAGCTGTCGACTGATAGATTCAATGCCTGCGCGGGTTTTGCCTAGTTTATTAGTGACGCTATCGGCTTGTTTGCCAAGATTATCAAGCCCTTTTGCGCCAATTCCGCTTTTAGCACCCAGCGCGCCTGCTGATTTACCTGTGCGTTGCAATTCCGTTTCAAGTGCTTTAAAATTGTTCAACGCATTGTTTAAATCTGCTTTAATTTTTAATGCAAGTGTTAAATTTGACATAGGAGCTCTTATATGAATAAAAAATACGATGATTATATTGAGCTAATAGTGACTGTTATTATGACACTGCCGTTATCTATCAGCTTTTTGCTTGCGCTATTCGGTGTCTTGACTGCGTTTCAAGCCCTTCTTTTAAGCTTGTTTCTCATCGCCGTAATGGGCATTATCGCGTTTATTATTAGAGAGCCTTTAGTTGCCTTACTCGCCATTTTATTTGCAGCAATATAGCCCATAATCCACTTTAAAAATTGACCGCACTTTATGCGGTCAATTGGTTTATATACTCTTGAATTTCTTTCCCACCGTTTACGCCATAGCAGGTATCTATTGTTCTGCCCGCACGCGCTCTGCGTTCACGCTGTAGCGACTTTTCATAGAAAAGGGCAATTTGACGCGCGGTATAGTGCTTGATATCAGAAAAACGATGACCGTTCGCGATTAAGTGCTCGATAAGTTCGCCGAAGTCAACGTCTCGACTTGTGCTACCGCCATTTTTTCTAGCACTGGCTGTAGTGCTTTCCGGGTAAAAAAATCGCTATTAATTGTCCACCAAAGCATTAATAAAGATTCTGCATCTTCGCCTTTCAAATTTTGAATAAATTCAACGCTCTGATTCGTTGATAATGCGACCAGCTCAAGTACAGCTTGATAATGTGCACTGATACAATCCATGAGCTTGTCAAGACTAAAGCTCTCTTTATCGCCTATTGCGTCACGCAATGCTTGAATAAATGGCATTAATTGTGCGTGATGTTGTAGTTGCTGCAGTAGCGTGTATTCTTTAACTTCAACCTCTACACCAGCGATGTTAATTTTGGCGTTTGGGAAAAGAATATTAAGCTCGTCTTTTACTGTTTTTGTCATCTTTAAACCTTTTTTAAATGTGATTTAAAACAGCTCTCGGCAACGTGCCGAGAGTGTTAATTACTTGGTGATTTTAACGACACGACCAAAGCGACCGAGCGTTTTATCGCCTGTTTTTGTTGTATCCGCTAAAATCTTCGCTTTAGCATTTAGCGCGTCTAATTCGTTTCCGCTATTGATAAGCGACAGTGCATCTGTCGGGTTGAAGTTGACTTTATAAAGCTCAACTAACGTCCATTCATTGTCTTCAGCTAAGTTCACCCCTTCAAAACGTAAGAACAAGTCTTTCGGGTTTTCAGTGAGCAACGCGACATTTAACACCTCACCGTAGCTATACGATACTGTGTCACTGTTGCTGCTAATTTCTTTTAAAAATTCGACCGCACCGAATGTTGCATCAACAATAAAATCGGTGTTTTCAACTAAACTACCAATTGTCACTGAGCTGACGTTTTGATGCGCGAGTGCAATGCGATCACCTTTTTTGATTTCTTCCGGTAATTTTTCACCAGAGACTGAACTCGCTTCAATTTTTGTTGATTGACCAAGCAATGCTAATGAAAGATTTTCCGCACTTAACTCATGGAATTTCGCTGACACTTCACCCGTTTTCGCCGTGATGATTTTACGTACTTCTTGACGATTGCCCGAGTATGATTCTTTATGCGTTAAATCTTCCACGTTTAACGAGATGCTCAATTCAGACACATCACCTACCCAGCGTTGTGCACCAATTTCACCGCTTGGCAAACGCTCCGCAAGATAGACCTTGCCTTGCCCGTAGCTATATGTTTCCGCTCTACTCATTTACTTTTTCCTCTTTTTTTGACTGTTGTTTAACACCAATTTTTAGTCGCGTTAAAAAATGAGCGTCAATTGGATTGACCTCAATTACATCACCCGCTTGATACTGCACACCGTAGTGTGTGTGATTTTTCAGTAATTTAATTTTTGTCATTTCAACCTCGGCATAACAAATTCAACGTTAAAAACGTAAGGGTAGTATCCCCACCCGTCGATATATTCGACTTTCAATGCTGTTGATGAGCGTGTAAGTGGCTTTGTCCGATCGTTAATCACAAACCCTGTTAATGCTTGTAGCGTTTTTGTCATTAATTCGCCGGCAGTTTCATCTACACCATTTAAGCTACGTTTATCCGCAAGATTCACTACGACTGCCACCGTCCATTCTTGCGTGATATACTGCGCTTTCCCAAGCCCACCTTGTGCTTGAACAGATGAATTAATGACATCACCGTTATAAATCACATATGCACTCGGGGTTTTCTGTGCCGCTTGATTAATTTTCGCAAGCTCACCGGCAAGTAAAATTTCTTTAAATTCCGGTACAACTGTTTTTAAGCGCTGCTTAATCGCGTCGCCTGCAAATAAATAATTCATCGTGAAAACACCTTTTTGCCTGTTTCAATAAAGACCACTTGATTTTCGCTCGGCTTTTCATTGTTGCCGTCTAGACCAAGTGACAGCTTTCCTGACGCGACATCAGAAAGTTGCTTGATACGTTGTTTATAACGCAAGTACACCGTGCTTGTTTCATCAACACTGTTGTATAAGTAATAATGGGCAATATCGCACGCAATTCGATTTAACGATTTCGGCACACTTTGCGTCGGCAATGTGTAACGGTCCGATAAATACATATCAATTTCCGCTTGAGCATCATCAATCGCTTTCTCTGCCTCTTCATCTGTTGCAATTAAGCGATGTATTTCATCCGCACCGAACGCGGTGATTAAGTCGTCTATCGTGCAATATTTCATGTTTTACTCTTCACAAACGGGGATAAGCTCTAACCAAGGATCTTCAGCTAAAGTCACGACTTGCTCACCGGTAAGCGCATCAACTGAAAAATACGTCGCATCTGTTTTATTAAAACGATAGCCGCAACGTCCGTAGCTGTCTTGCGGATGAATATCACGTAACTTCACTGAATAACCAATCGGTTCAATAACGTGGCTGTCCGATGTATCCACTTTTACATCATCTTGTTTCTTTTCCACTTTGACATCCGTATCTACATTTGAGCCAGTTGCACCTTCTGTAGTCTTTGCCGCGTTCTCCGCAGTCTTAACATCATTATCTGCGTTTAAATTTGCCGCGTTCTCCGCAGTCTTAACATCATTGTCTGCGTTTGAGTTTGTCGCGTTCTCCGCAGTCTTAACATCATTATCTACGTTTGAATTTGTCGCGTTTTCCGCAGCCTTGACATCGTTATCTACGTTTGAATTTGTCGCGTTCTTCGTAGTTTTAGTGTCTTTTACACTTTTTTCTTTGTCTTTTTTTGCCATATTTGACTCCTAAAGGGCGTAAACACGCCCTTTTTAAACTGATTATTCATTGATAAATGGAGAGACCAGAACATCTAATTCATTTTCTAAAATGTTAGATGTGCCGTTAATGATTTTGGTTTTGAAAAGCTCTTTCGCCGCGGTTTCAAGCTCCGTTGGCACTAAAATCAAATTCGGACGAATATTTAACGTTTTATTGCCGTCTGTTTTGAGCCCTTTCATTTTCGCGATGACTTTCGTCACGTTTTCTTTCGTTAACGCGGTTTTCTCAACGCGGTGAATGAGTTGCCAGAAACCAAATCCTGCCGCACCACGGGCTTTTACACCCCACAAGTATTCATTTTCCATGAACACATGATCACTTCTTGACGAGTCAAATTTTGGCTCAATTTCAGGTGCAAGACGTTTTTGCCAGATAAGTGGCTTAATGGCTGAATGCACATCTAAAATATAGAATGTTGGCGCATTATCATCCGTCCCTACGGTTAAGTTACTTTGCGTTGATTGCGAGCCTGTGCCGTCGACATTTTCAAATACTGGGTGGTCAGTATCGAAGAAGTTCTGACCGTCATAACAAAGCGTAGTTTTCCCTTTTTTGAGCAAACTAAAGACTTCATCATCTGGCAACTCAGCCGCTGCTTCACCCGCAAGACGAATCATCGGGCGATATAAGCCGACTTGGTCATCGTCGATTTCATCTGCTGAAATCCCAACAGTTGACTCAAACGTTTTATTTTTAATGCTCATGCCCTGGGCTTGCATGCTTTTAATTTCACGCTTACCGACCCATTCGCGCATTTTCGGGAATTTACCTAAAAAGCCGTAAGTATTCGTTGCAGTAGAGGATGGAATTTCCATCGCGATTTTCGACCACTGCGGCTCAACAGTTGCTAAGCCTGCAGCAAATTCTTTACGGAATTGCTCGGTAATAATGTTTAATACCGCTGATTTTTTAATAGCCATTATTTAGTTTCCTTTTTGTGAGTGTCGATAAATTCTTGCTCAGTCATACCAAGCGTTTTTGCCGCATATTTTTCCTCATCGCTTAACGCAACAGGTTTGTTTTGCGTCGGATCTTCTTTTGCTTGCTTACCGCCAGCTAAAGCAGGATTTGGTGTCGCAATGCTCAAATAATCAGACAATGCGGTAATATCCGATTTCCCCAATTTTTCCGCCCAATCTTTTTGCGATGGCAATAAACGTCCGTCAGATAATGCATTTTGGATTAAGTCATTGACTTTATCGCCCTGCACTTGTGCACTTAGCGCGTTTAATTTATCTTGCACATCCTTCATCATCGAAATTGGCACATATTTACTTGGATCAGGCTCTGCACCTGTTTTGGCAGTCAGTGCGACGACTTCGCCCTCTTTTTCTTTTAACTTCGTGTACACATCGCTAAGTGCCACTTGGCTATCGCCTTTTGTAGCAGAAAGCGCGCTTAACTTTTCTTTAATTTGGTCTTCAGTGGCGTTAGGCTCACCGAATAATTGACGTAATAACTCAAGCATTGAATTGTCCTTTTTGTGTTTATGTGATTGTTCAAATTGAGAGGAAAAAGCGATAGCTTCGGCTAAATCATGGCAAGCGGGACTGTTTGTCAGTGCTGCATTAAGCACTTTTGTCACCATGCCATCTTGATCACTTAAAAACATCGGTGAAATATAGCGATACTCGCCATCTTTGATTTGTTGATGCGCTTTTTTAGTCCACTTCACATCGACAAAAATACCTTCGCCTGAAATGTATTCCGCTTTTTCCATCCAACCTGCTGCCGGATTTGGCTTACCGTTCATTGCGGTAAATAAAGTTTGATGTTCGTAGTCGATCATGAGTTTGATTTTCTGCTGATTGATATCATCAGCTAACTCATAACCGTTTCTTTCATCTACATACCAGCCTCCTTCGCCCTCGGGGCGTCCATCTTGTGGATAGAAACGACCGAAGGGAAACAGCTGAATACGCCCATTTGTTGCAGTATGAAGTGCGAAACTTAATGCAATCGGCTTAATCTTCATCGTTTGTATCCCTTTTACTTATAAAAAATTCGTCAAGTAGCAGAATAGAAGAAAAGCAAAAATGAAAAGAGTGGCGTGGCTTCCACCCCTTTTTTTGAATTGAATTAATGAAGAGAAAATAAGATTTAACCCCAAACCTTTTTTAAAACCCTTTTAAATCGCTTTAAAACGTTTTAAAAAAATTTATTCGATAAATCTTAGGGAGAAATAAAATAACGCAAATACGAGCGTTTTATCGCTATTTTAGCGTTATTTAAAAAACTGTTTAAAATAGCTTTTCACATCATGCGTAATATTTTTTTCATCTTGCACAGTTAATCGCAGAAACGGGCGAGCAGGAATATCACTTCCCGGGTGATAAACAGACTTACGTACAATGCCGTTAAACGCCAGTGCCTTTTTGAAAACTGGCTTAATCACATGGGGTTTTGTTTTGCCGCCGAATTGATGAATAGGCGCATAGACAAGGTTTGTCCCCACAGTTGCACCATCATTATCACTATATTGTTGAATACTGTTTTTTAACAAACCGCTATCGTTTAGCGGCGTGCCACCAGGGCGATGTTTAACCGGTAGCCAAGAAGGGCGACCGCCTTGGCTAAAATTCATGTCTACCGCAGTTTTCATTGTCCCCGCGATAGCACGCATCAGCGGACGGCGATTTTTCACATGTTTTACAATGTGATTGAGTGTAGTTAAAACTCTTTTATTATTGATTTCGACTTCAATCATGATTATAGTGTCCTCAAGTGTCGCCTGTCGCAGTAAATCTCGACAACTGCTAACGAATGCACCATGCAGGGATTGATATGTGGGGGGTTCGAGTCCCACCAGGCGACATTGTTATCTAAACGCCTTATCCCATTGCCTTTCGCTAACAAATCTTAACGATTGTAAATAAATTTCATCTGATGCGTTTAACACTTTGATCACAGCTAAAAAGCGTTTGTGGTTAATCCGCTTATATAACTTCACATGAAAATTATCCTCTAGCACAATTTTATCCGGTGAGTAAAGCACATCCGGCAAGAGTGCGTAATCATCAAACGTAAAATCTTGTCCTTTGCGATTTGCAATTTGCTTAATCAAGCTGTCATCGGAGAGCCAAACTGTTGCGAGTGACGTGTTAATTTGGCTTTTTGTGTCCGCACTCAATACACCCGCAGTGAATTTATAATTCATGCTTAATTGCTCACGCACCGTATTTAAAAACTGCTGACGTGCGTTTGATGATTTAATTTTTCTGTATTCTTCAGCGTGTGGTAAAAACGCGTTTTCAAGCTGTTTAAAATCAAATTTAAACCCATCGCTTGCCATTTCTTGTTTTGCGAATTGATACGCCAATTTTTCGGGATACAAGTCCAAATTTGGCTTATAACTGGTTTTACCGACGTTATAATCAAAACCGCGATCGGTAATGAGCCATTTTTCTTCCGACAGCTTAAATGCCGTGGTTTTCTCATTAAGCGTAGCATTGACTTTTCTCACATACTCAACCAAGCGGTTTTTGCTCTCCCCAACAACCAGTTTTTGCTGTTTAATATCACGCTCACTTAATGCGATAACTGAACAGCGGCAGTTAAAGCCGTTAGGCGGATAAAATGTGTTCCAAAATGGGTCGTCATAACGATAAACAAGCTTATTCATCGCGCTATGACTTGGACGTGTTCTATCGTCTAATATTGCGCTATATTGCCAATACGGGCGATTATCCACGTTATCACGCATTTGCTGATAACGTTGCGCCGAATACGCCGATTGCATGTTTGTGCGGAAAATATTCTCTAATCGACGTGGTGTGCCGAAAAACTCGCCTGTGCTTGGATCAGCCAGTAAATATTCTTTATCATAGCCCGCAATCCAGCCCTTACGCTTGAAATGCTCAAAAATCTCTTTTTTCCATTGCCCAAACGACAGCCCTTTTTCTTGTGCAGCCGCAAGGGATTGGTAGATGTCTTTTGTCATTTCAAGGCTTGAGAGATTAGCAATGCGCGTCGCTTTTGCCCGGGCACTGTCTTTTAACGCTTTTGCATTAATATTCTTAACGATTGCCCCTTTTTCCTGTAAAAACGCAATGGCTTTCTCAGGCGGGAGATCTAACGCAAAATTAACGTCTGGCATTGCTTGCCCCCAGAATTTCAGAGAGAAACACTGCTTGAGTTAAATAGCGTTGATGTGCCGATGTGTCTAAATCGGGGTAGATTTCCGCGAGCTTGTCGCTTGCTTCTTCATACGATGAACAAGTCACTAGCACACCGACAAGCTGACGCACTACGGGATCTAATTGCGTATTAAAATCCACCGTGCCCAACGCTTCATCTACACTGTCATCAAGAAACACTTGCTCATCAAATGCTTTATTTTTTGCCGATAATGAAACAGGTTTACCACTTAAACAAGCAGTGCATTGACAGCCCACAACATGTGCTGAAAGTGCGTGAGATTTGACATCCGCACTTGACATACCAAGTATCAGCTCGTCTTTTTGCGCTTCCGGAATACCGAGTTTATCACGCGCCCAACGCTCTGGCACTTGCACACCGACTGCCACAAGCTTAGGAATCGCCTCAGCAAACGTGCTTAAATCTTCGTATTCTTTGGTGTCAAACTCAAAATACGGCACGCGTGATGCGCCAATATTCGGATCAACGTTAATCTGTAAATACGGTAAAATAATTTGCTGTGTAATCGTCTGCGCCACTTGTTTAGCGTCCGAGACTAACAAATCCATTCGCACTTCGTTATGCACTTGACCCAGTGCGTTCGTTGATGATTTGCCGTCTGCGCCACTAGTTAATGTTTGCCCCAAAATTAAACGTGCTGCGGATTTTTCACACCACTCAATCATCTGTAAAAACGGATTATTGGCTGACGTGCTGTTTGCCGCATTATGTAATTCAATTGACATTCCCTCTGGCATAATCCCCGCGGCGTTATGCCCGATTTGCGCGAGTGCTCGTAAGAGTGTTTTCTTCTCGCCTTCGCTTGCCCCGTAGCCGTATTTCCCAATCCGAATTGGCATGCCGTAGAGCTCTAAAAACTCAGCAAAGTCAAAAACAGAGTAGTATTTAAACATGTATAGCCAGACTAGCGTGCGAAATAGCCCCATTCTAGCGAGCTGTACAGTACGAGATTTGTGTTTATGTACGACCCAACCAAACAGCCAAAGCGGCTCACCCATCACGTTTTCTGGCGTTTTTAACAAAAGATTATCGTCCTTATCTAAGCAAAACCAAGATTGTGGACGTGGGATAAACTTATGCGGAATATGTTTTCCTTGTTCAAGTTTCCATTCGATTTCCAGTGCCGAAAACCCATGCCCTACGGCATCCATCATATCGACCAACAAGTCTTCAAAATTCGGGTATTGATAAAATAACTCCTCAATCTCCGCTTGCAGTTTTTCTTCAGCCGCACTTGCATTGCGTGGTGCGCTGATATGCCAGTCAAGTTTTAAAATCGCCCGTTTTCTGGTTTGAACGTGCGCGGCAATATCATTGTCGCGCTCTTCAATATCCATAAAGAGTTCATGCTGTGCGGTAATATCGCCACGCTCTGCATCTTCTAAAATCGTTTTCAATTTTTCGGGTGTAATTTTATTGCTGGGGTGATCAGATATAATCCGTCCTCGCTCTGTGACCATTGCCTCATTCGTCTGTGTTAGCTCTGTTTTAACATTGATTAAGCCTTTTAATTTGTCTAAAAATTTCATTTAACGTCTCCAAATGCTGTAAATATCGTCGTCATCATCGAAATCATGGTTATTTAAGCCTGTCCACTCAATCGGGGCAGAACTGCTTAGTGCGTTCTTCCAAAGCATTTCCAGTGCATCTGGACCGTCGTCGTGGTCTGCTTTTGGGAAATGTCTCAATTGTGCGATGAGCGTTGACTGCGAGCTATGCAGTAAAATCAAGCCGTTTGCGATATGCGGCTGTAAGCTTTCAATGCGCAACATTTTATCTGTGTTCGGCTTGATTGCAGTCGCGGGCACAGGAAAACCACGCTGTGCGGAACGCTTAACCAGCTCATCTTTCAAAAACTCTTGAAATTGCACTGTTTCCACAAACCAACGTTGACACTTGTACTGTTTATGCAGTCGAATCACATCTTCAATAATTAAATCAGGCACGCGTTTTTTGACTTGCGCTTCAATGACATAGAGTTTGCCTGTTTCGCGATGATAGCCGCCAATAAGAATGGCAGAGGGGTCACGACTTGCGCCTGCTTTACCTAAGCTTGGGTCAAGTGCGCCGAAGTAAATCAGGTTTGCGGGCAATTCCGTCCAATATTGAATGCTGTTTGCAAAAATCGCGTCATCACCGCTCACGGGGTCGTTTTGATATTCGCTATCAAACGTTGAGTGACCGTCGCGCGCCCGAATTTTCATCAGCACTAACAGTGGTCGTGCCGCCCAGCTGATGATTGCCCCCGCGTCCATTGCGTCTTTATTTGCATAATAGAACGCATCGGCGACTGCTTCGCCCTCGTTCAAATAGAAGTCTTCCCACTTATCCCATAGCGACATATCGTCCGGCATCTTAATCAAGGCTTTAAACTTCGCTGTGAGCCACGCCTTGCTTGACAAAGTGCGGTTCAAAACGCTGTCATAATGCAAAATTGTACCGATATAGATAATGTCTAATTTGCCGTCTGCAGAGCCAAGCGGTAGCACTGTTTTTTTTAGCCAATCATGTAATTTGTTGCGCTGCTCTGGGCTTCTCACTTGCTCGTCGTTTTCGATATCATCAAGCACAACTAAGTCCGGACGATACGCACCATGACGTAAACCACGCAGTTTTTTACCCGAACCTGCGACTTGTACTTTCTGATTTGCACTTGTGATAATCGTTCCCGCCTGCCATACGCGCCCTTGCCCTGTGCTTTCAGGGAAATCAATGCGCAAGCGTTGGTTAAACTCAAGCTCTACTTTGATTGCTTCTAGCATTGGGTATGCCTGGTCGATACTATCCATCACAATCAACACATAGCGTTTCTTTTGTGTGACCAAGCAATACAGCGAGAATAACTGCGAGACAATTGTAGATTTAGCCTCGCCACGGGGTGCAGCCACAGCTAAATGCACAGACGTTGGTTTCTGTAGCAAAAGAGGGAGTTGCTCAAATAAAAAGTGATGGAGTGCCGAACGAGAAGCCGAGCGCACATAATGCGGGAAGTAGTTATTGACAAAAAAATCAAAGCCTGACACGGGGTCAAGCACTTTTTCACGTCGTGATAGCACTGCTTCTGGACTGTCATCCCAGCCGTCAAATGCGGCTTCTAGCTTTTGCCGCAAGCTGTCATGATAGGCTTCTAGCTCTTTTAAAAATTCTTTCGTCTTCATTTTGAACTCCCGCAAAGACACGCCAAAAACACCCACCAACCCCACGCACCGCCATTTGCCGCACTTTTACACGCGACTATCACGAGAATAAATTGCAGTAATGTCATTTTTTAAACTCTTTTTCCAGTTGTTGTCCGAAATCGCGAATCAAATCTAAAAACTCACCAAGTAATTGCGGTTTTTTCTCTTGAATGTAAGAGCCAAATAATTTAATCGTTTTAAGTGCTGTCGCCGATTCTGACACTTCGGGCAAAATACGCTTACTTGCTGCGGTCATCTTCGCAAAGCTGTCTGCAAGCGATGATAAGCGGTCGACTTTATCTTGTGCGTTTAACTCCGAGTTTTGAATCTCATCCATCGTTGCGCGATATTGAATAATAAAGCCAGACAACAGACCTTTTGTGATATCTGTAAGCTCATTGCCCGCCATCACTTGCACATCACGCACTTTATCCCAGTCATCGCCTTTGCTTGCCGCCTCTTTCTTCCAGCGTCGCGCGGTGTTAAATGACACGCCCGCTTTGCTTGCAGACTGCTCAAGCGATAAAAACTCAAATACATAGTAGCGACGAACCAGTGCACGTGTTTTTTCATCAAATGCCATCAGTTAGCCCCCAAATTGCAAGCGAATGAGCTCAATACCGACTGCAACAATGCCACCGCCAATACCACCTGCAATCAACGCTTGATTGCGGTTTTTCTTTGCCATTTCGCTTAAATCTGCTTGCAGTGCTTGCACTTGTTTTTGTAAATCCGCAATTTCTTTGTTTTGTTTGTCGACTTTATCTGCAATTCCGTCTAATTTATCTAAGATTGCATCAAGCTTTTCACCTGTTGATTTATTTTTTTGTCGCATTATTTATCAACCTTTTTGTCTAATTTCCCTTCGATACTATCTAATTTGTCAAAGATTCGGTCTAGCTGACTGCTAAACCCACTATTGACGTGATTAGCCATTTCCTTTGTTTGATAGCTCTCTTTGATTTTGTTAATTTCCGCTTTGAGCTCTTTAAAATCAGCATCAAGTCGTTTAAACCAAATGCCACCAAAAAACACAGCAATTGAAACAACAAAGTTAAAAATCATTGCGCCGCTAATTTGCAGTTCCATCTTTCACCTCGCAGATTGCGCGATATGTGTCGTTATGCGCTTTAATTTGTCGCAGTGTTTCTGTTGTGTCATGACGACTGGCTTTAATCAGCGCAAAGCCGTCACAGCTCGTATTAATCACGTAAGTCGTGCGATTTGTGCAAGCTATCAATAAGCTTGTCACGAGTAGCATGATTAGCCGTTTCTTCATTTCGCTTACGCTCCCGTTGATTATTTCGTTGTGTTGTCACAATCGCTTTGTCTTGTTCAAGCTGTGCGTTTTCTTTCAATAATGCGTCAATCGTGCTCTTGGCACGTTTTAATTTAAAAATGACATAGCCGCAAAGCCCTAAAAAGAAGGCTATTGCGACTAAAATTAGCTGCAGACTCATTCCGCCCCTCCACGATTTTTTCGACGCTCAACTGCAACCGCAAAGCCTTTTGTTGCGGCACCACCGCCACAAAAAATGGCAAACGTCATAAAAAGCTCAGGCACATAAGAGCGGTCAAGCCAAACACAGAAAATAAGAATTGCAGCCATCAGCAAAGCGCCGAAAAACTGAATAAAGCCCGTGGTTGACAAGCGCCCATCATGATTTGTGATAAGTTCAGAAAGTTTAGCCATTGAACACTCCGATTTTTAAATAGAGTTGTTGTGCGAGTGTAGGCTTACCTTTTTTGCGATAAAACCACGCCTTTTTACTGTAAAATTTGGGCCTATGCGCATTTGCGGGCTTACGAAAATACGTTTTATACCGACTAAATAAATTGAGTAATTTATTCATGTTCAAGCTCCATGATTGTATGTTCAACTAACGGCTGACAGTTATTATCAACCCACTCTGCAACATCAAAGCCCGGACAGATTTTACGTGCAAACTCACGGTGTCCGTGTAACGTTGCATTCGGATAGTCTTTAGCTAGTGTATGCACAATCTGCGCGAGCGCTTGCCACTGCGCGACAGTGAAGCGGTCAGTGCCGACTAGACAAATGCCAATTGAATTGCGATTTTGACCGCGACAATGCGCGCCGATTTCACCTATTTTGCGACCAGATTCAACCATGCCATTGGTATCGATCACAAAGTGATAGCCGATAGCGTGTAAATGACGATTAAAGGCGATTTTGTTATTAATCTCACGACGAAAATGCGCGTCGAAATGCCAATCATCAATGATTTGCGCCGCGCTTTTACCGCGTTTTGCAAGTCGCACGCCATTTTGCGTGGCGGCACAGTGAATAATGATTTTTTCAATAGACATAAAAAAATACCCCTATAAACCAATAAATTAGGGGTATTGTGATGGAAACGAGTAGTTGTAAAGAGGTGAAGGGCTTCCACCCCTTTATATTAAAAAAGGCTTTCCTGGCGGGATGTGTTTTCACGTCGAAAACTCGCGATGATTTCTCTTACCTGTCTTTCTGAGAGTTGATACTTATAACAAATATCAAGCAGTGCGATTTTATCGCTCTTTTCTTCTTTTAACGTCAAATAATCAAAATCAGCTTTTAGATTTTGATTGCGCAATATGCGTAATGCAACATCACAACGTGGGATATAAACTTCCTCCGAGCTAAAGTGTTGTCTTAATTTAATCGCGTCTTGTTCACCGATGAGTCCACTAAGACGTGGGAAATAGTGTGCGCCATCGGTAAAGCGAAATCGTGCTCCACCAAATCGTTTGATGATTTTCTCAGTATTATGAAAGCCCGCGATATTAATCATCTCATGAACAACATCCGGTAAATGCTTTGCAACATTTTTAAGATCAATCTCGTACATAACACCTCCAAAAGTAATTTTTTCGGCAATCTATCACGAGATTTTTAAAAAGTGAGTGTTTTTTGAAAAAAATTTAAAAAAGTGCTTGCTAATTTAATTTTATATGCTAGTATATAAAACATAGAGAGCCAAGAGGAGAAATCAAAATGTTAAATTTAGAAACTAAACAAAAATTAAACACTATTATCAATGTTGAAAAATTTGAAAACAAAGACGAATTATTAGCTGTGCTAGCATACGTCTTGTTAGCGTCAAAAAGAAAAAACGAATTACGCTCTGTAGAAATCGCAGAATTAAGCGATGCAATGTGCTTATCTGACGTCTTAAACTTGAGATTTCGTTCAAGAGACTACCGTCTATATGGTATTTCTTTAAATACAGCTGGTTTTTTACGTGATGCGCAAGAAGAATTACAAGACATCGAAGATGTCGAAGAATTTTTAATCAAGAAAGCGGAAGAATTAGCAAATAATCTAGACAACATCTCCAATGTTAAGTTATTACAAGCAATCCGTAATGTCGAACTTGCAAATGAGCAAGTTCAAAAAGAAATCAAAGCATTAGAAACGGCAGTTTTACTTGAAAATGGCGAGAAAGCGCAACAAGTAGCGCAAGAGCAGGGCTTGCCTGCATTATCTGGCTCACCGAAACAAATTGCGTGGGCTGAACAAATCAGAACTTATTGCTTAGCTAACTTACCTGCCAATAAAATTGGTGGAGCAAAACGTGCGACAACGGCAAAATACTGGATTGATAATTTCAAACAATATTTACCGAGATAATTATGAGCAGAAAAGATTTCAAATATCGCGATATCAACGCAAAAATGAGTAGTCTATTTAATGACTACTCTTATTTAAATGATGAGTTTTGTCGACTCTTACTTCACCCAGATTGGATTGATACAGCAACAAACGATTTCGCAGGCGCGAAAGAGTTATTCAAAAAATATCTTCTTGTTAAAGATAGTGACTTTTTGAAGAAATACTACAAGAAAGTCAAAAACAGGGTGCTCTCAAATAACGAGATATTAAGATTACAATTTTTTTTCTTTAGAGAAAAACCTTACCAGCAGTTTGAAATTGAGGCACCATTAAGGGATCACTTGGCGAATAATAGAATCAATATACTCTCAACATATACCAGATTCAAAGGGAAAAAATCTGTTGTTGAACAAGCGGGACAAATAAGAATAGCGTTTATTAGAAATCACGTTAGCACTGACGTTTTCAACTGTGTGAGATATAACGAAGTCTTAAGCGATCCTTTTTACTGGCTTGATTTAACAATCGAGCAATTTATTCATCTTGAAGATAATCTCGAACTGTTAATTGCTGCAACGAAAAAAGCCAATGAAATTGGTGCAGGCAACGAGGGTTATGATGAACAACTAGAAATCAGACAAGAAATTATGCAAAAAATAGGGTTCATAAAATGAATAAAACAGAAACGAATTACACTAAATTAAGTGAGAAAAGCAAGAAAACAATTTGCGATAACGCAAAGCGTTATAACAAGTCAAATTATAAACAAATCAATGTGCGTGTAAAACATGATGTGCACGCACGTTTTATCAAGCTGTGTGAAGAAAAAGGACTTTCTCAACCTGCCATGATTGAAATTTTAATTAATAATTGTGATGTAAATCACAAATAAAATAAAAAAACACTTGTATATTTCATTTTATATGCTAGTATATAAACAAGTTAAACAAATAAATAAAAAAGGGTGGCAATATGAAACTATGGTTTGCAACAATAGACGGAAATATGATAGACATTTTCAATACTGAAAATGAGGCAAAAGAATGGCAACAATCAAACACTGGTAATGTTTGCTTTGTTACTGAAGTTGAATATAACGAAAATAAAGACATCGTTAAATTCTGCGGTCATGACTTCAATGACTTTTTAGAAATGAATGAAGAAGCAGGAACAGATGAATTCAATGAGTATAAAAAATACATCGAAACTGAATATGCATATCGGGGATAATTATGAATGAGAAAGTAAAAGCCGTTTATAATAAGCTACTTGATTATGATTGTTTTTTGCTTGCGGGTGAACTTGAGGTTCACCCAGATCTTGCAATTAGCCTTCGCATAGTGCTAGGTGAAAACATCATCAAGCAAGTCGAAAAAGCGTACGCTGAAGTGTATAACATGACAGATAATCAAATGCAGGATGTTGTGTTTTTAGATCACAAAATGAAATTCACGTTTCAAAATAAGCATTATTATATTGAATATAAGACAAGAAAAGTCTTTGATAGTGAAGGAAATCAATTGAATTAAAAAAGCCCCGGTTTTATCCGGGGCTTTCTGTATTTATATTCTTTGTTGCCTTTTATTATACACTTCCAGCATTTGTATCACTTTCTTTAACTGCCAAACTTCGAGCCAGTGCACAAAATCCACTTTAAAAGATCGTTTTGCAATGCCGTCTGCGTATGATGGCGGTAGCTGATGTTCAGTTAAAAGTGCGGTAATTTTTCTTAAATATACCTCTTTATGCTCAGCCGGTTTCGGTCTGCGCTGATGTTTAAATTTAGTCGCTTTTGGCTCAAATCCCTTGTCTTTCATTGCTCGGAGCACATTTAACAGCTCTGCGATATCCATTTCTTTACAGCTTGTTTTGCCGACAGTGCTTTGTAAAAACGCTCTGTATACCTCGTCATCCATTTTTAGTGTATTTTTACCGATGTGAATTTTGGCAATAATGCTTTTTCTATTTTCGTACACGCGCTGCTCCTAACATTTTTCTAAACTGTTGGCAAAAAGCGAGGTTTCTTTCGCGCTCTTCTGCAGTTAAAACCGTTATTTTTGGCTCTGGTAATGCTAAAACTCTGCGTTTTGGTAAACGTTCTAGCAACATTTTAGGGCTTGGGAATCTATCACACTCGGCATAAAGCGTTAAAAACGCTTCTTCTATTCGCCACTTGTCATCTTGCTCATTCCAGCCATTAAAAATCTTCTGATGAAGTATCGTTTTGACCCAGATTTCCGCTGTTTTCGCAATCGTGTCTTCTGAGGGTTGATTCGGTAGTCTTAAAACTATCAATCCAGCCAGCCCCTTTGCTATAACGCTCTTTAGCCACATGTTTTCCATTTGCAAACTCCGCTAAATTATTTAATGCTTTTGTTGTTTTATTCGTTGCCACTTGATTATTATTTTGATGAACGAGCGTGTTTTTAACCAAATTTCTCGACTGCCACTTCGTCATCACTTCATACAAATAGCCGTGGCTGCTAAGCGGTAACTTTAAATTGTGACGACTATTTAAAACCACCGCAAGACTATCAATCCAACACTCAATCGGGGCATTATAAACGTCACCGTTGCGCTGTATGCGTTGATTTTTGACATCATCTAACAATTGATTAAGTAACTTTGCCACGCGGTCCATGGTTAATGCTGTTTTCTCGGGTCTAAAAAGCCCTAAATATTGCACAGCCAATCTGCCAAATTCGCCATTTAGTGAGAGGGCAGACATCACTGCTTGACTTGCTTGCTCATGTTGTAATAACACATCAAGCGATAACACAGCTCCACAAGCAGGGCATTTACACTTCATTTTTAAACTCCTTTTAAACATCGTTTAAAACACATTATTCAGCCCACTTTTACGGGAAAATGGGCTGTAAATGGATTTTATTTATCTGATAATGCCATTGCATTATCAATCGCTTCTCGCACATTATCAGCAGCAGGAAAAGCGATTAAACCTTTTGGCGTCCACATTATACATTCATTAAGTCCATATCCATTAACAACAATATCTACTGCCTCTTTTTCAATGAAATCTAGCCGTTTCTTGTCATTTCTTAATGCAGTTAACTCAAACTCGCCAATTTCTACCGTTTTTTCGCCTCTTTCTGTTCTTACATTTCTAGCCCATGAAAGTGCTGCTTTTGCATGTTTATCCATTTTTACTCCTGCTTTGATTAGTTTTATTGATGCGCGATTTTTAGTGTTTCTTGTCCGTTTACACCGCGATTAAGTTTCACTTGTTTACCGTCTAGATAACCCCTTAAACCAGACTCATCTCCATTTCTTTCTCTGGTATCACCAACCTTACGAGCTTTAGCTTCCCTTAAATTCATTTTTTTATGTAATTGATTTTTAAATCGCTCCATTTTCCCTTTTTCTTCCGGTGTTAAAACAAAGTCTTGAACTGTTTTATAAACACCATGAACCCATCCGAGGCAATAATTATCTGCTCTTGCAATCAATGTACTGCGCTTTAAACGCTTACTTTGCGTTGCTATAAATGCTTTTCTAGCTTGTTGTAATTGACGATACAACACATCAAAGCAGTAAGAAGCAATAACAGGTCTTTCTTCTTGACCAAAAAAAACAGCATGTAATTTTTGTTCAGGAATGTTGTTAGTTCTGTTTGAAAAGTACGCCTCAACACCAAAAACCCTTTCGATTAAAGAGGCGAGTGCGTGAACATATTGCCCAGTTTTGCGAGAGAATTTCTGTTTGCTATCGCTTTCTGAAATTTCCACATCAATACTGTTTACGTTATGTTCCGCCATCAGTTTTTGTGCCATCTCTAATGCTTTAGCCGCCTCGTGCGGATTGTTAGATTTAGATAACGCTAACAATTTCTTGATTTTTTTTAGTAGTTTTTCGTTCGATTGACTCATCTTTATTCCCTATGTTTTCTATAATAATCAAACGCTTGAAAAAACAACTCTTTACTATTTACACAAAAATCAATCGGTGATATCGGTACAAGCGGTAATTCATGTAAATATTGCCAGTGACACTCTTGCTCAATCGGCGTATTGATAAACGCTTCTTTTTCTGCTTTTAAAGCGAGTAAATCTGCATATTTCACTAAATCTTTAATCGTTTCACTCATGCTAATATTGAATTTTTCTTGTATGACTTTCTCAAAAGATTTTTCAATTGCTTTATAATCGGGAAGTAGACTTTTTAACGGACTTGGAATATCACCGAGAAAAGCTTCTTGCGCGTCATGCATGAGTGCAGCAAACGCAGTTTCGTCATCCGCTTTTAAAAATGTTTTAGCAATCATTCCAACATAAACACTGTGATCTAACACAGAATAATGCCTGTCTAATTTGCCCCCGAATCGCGGTATCATTGAGAGATGATGAACGATATCGTCGATATGAATATCGCTTTTTCCCGGTTCTTGAAAGTTAATCACTCTGTTTGAGTGTGTAAGATAAATAGCCATTGTTTACCTCAAATTTGGTTTACTGGCGTTATTTGCCAGTTTATTTTTTTAATTTCTGAAATTGCACGTTGCAAAATCACTTTTGCGTCCGCGCGGCGTTCTTCAATCACGTTATCTCTCGCGATTTCGAGTATTTCTTGGATTTCAACAATCTGTTGTGCGATATCGTGTTTTGTCATAGTTCCTCGACCTCCATCACATCGTCAATTTCGGTTATTTGATGTGGCACTTGATTAATATCGAATTGATTCAAGTCACACACTCGCTCAGTTACATCATCAATATTGTCTGCTTCGACTGTTGCTTCTACTAAACAATATAAACGCACTACATATTTAGCCATTTTCTGCCTCTTTAAAACGTAATGCCCATTTTGTTAAAAAGGCGTGACGACGATTACACCATTCTTTATTAACAGCCTTTCTTGCTAGCTCTGCTGCTTTCCTCCAGATTTCAGCCGCGTAGCTATAGTCGCCCGCTCGTTCAATCTCACTCGCGAGTTGCGAGAGCTCTTTAAAACTTAATTTGTTTGCTTTTTTTGCCATTTTTTTGCTCCTTATTGTTGTTAAAACACTTTATAAAAGCCCCTTTAATACAAGTTAAAAGAGCTTTGAAAAGCGTTTTACTTGCGATAAATCAACCAAGCTATCCAACCGAACAAGATTAATAACGCGACAGTCGGGATATAGTGGTTACACATCATTAAACTCTCGCCATGTCTAAGCTGATTTGTTGATAGTTGCCGTTTTCATCGCGTTTATAAAAACGCACATAGTCTTTACTATCGACGATTTGAATACTGTCGCTAATCGCTTGCATTGCTTTCGTCCAGCGTTCGTCTTGGATTTCTACACGACGAAGTGAAAGAATTCGTGCTGTGTTCAAATTACCCTCTTTATCAACTTGGAACGCGTCGTTAATGATTGAACGCAATTCAGGACGTGCATCTGCTGACCATTCGTGTAAGCATTCATCAATCAACTGTTTAGCCGCTTGAATACGCTCATCGAACGTTAAACGGTCTTGCACTGCAATAATTAGCTTGTATTCACCGTCATAGCTCAATAGCGTGACGTTTCCTTTGCGACCGCCTAATTGCACGTCATATTTTTCGGCTGAAAGCTGAATAAACGCGTCGATGTCATCAAATACTTGCTTTTTAAATGCACGCACTTCTTTCTGTTTTTCTAGTGCTTGTTCAACAAAACCGCGCACTAGACAGTCACGTTCTTTATCAATCTCTTTCACCATTTCATCCGGCACCAAGTTTCCTTTGATGTTTTTCCAGTAGATTTTTCCGTTCATTTCAACTTTACTCATATTTAAACCTCTTCTTTACCTAGTTTAATCACAACTAACCGTTGTCCCTTGTCCCGCTTATGCGCATACGGCGAACAAAGCGCATAAATTTTCTTTTTTGATATTGCTAATTTTTTTTCTAATTCTTCCGCTGTGCCGTCACCCAAATTCTTCTCTCCGCGGTAAACGGCGTAGATTTGACGACGCGCCATTCAACCCCCTACCAATAAAGGCTTACGCCCTGTTCATTGGCGACGTATTTCGTCATACGTTGCCCGTTGTTATTAACTCGGACTTCTACCGACTTCTTAATAATCCGTTCACTTGGATTTAAGATGATCATTGTCGGGAAACGCCCGTCTTTAATACGTAATACTTGAACCCCTTCGCGGCGTAGCGCATACGCCACACGTTGTAATAATTCGCCCATTTCTCACCTCTAATTAGTTAATTAACATTTCTGCATAACGATTAATTAATGCTTCATCCAGCGTGCGTTTATTAAGCTCTGCTAAACGCACTGCACCGCGCATTAACTTGTTTAAACGTCTTGCGTTGCCTTTGCTGACTTTGAATAAAAGCTCGTTAAACTCATCTGTGCCTAAGCCTTTTTCTGCAAGCAGTGCGACATCTTCTGCAACAAGCGCATTACCCAAGTCACAACACACGCCAACTCGGCTATATAACTGCGCAAGCTCGCCGTATTTACCTTTTAAATTCACGATAAGACGTGGCATACCAGCAAGCACCACACCGCATTTAGTCAAGTCATGAATACGTCTGATATATTCAAGACTTTTAGTGCTTAAAAGCTCGGCTTCATCGACGATAATCAAGCGACCTTCACCAAGCTTATTAGTGATACGCGTGAATAAATCGTGATTTAAACCGACATCATTAATGCCTAATTGCTGGCAAAGTGTTTTTAGTAAGACTTTCGGTGAACAACTCAGCTCAACTTCGATAAAAATTGTTTCTGGGTTCATCTCAACATACTGTTTTAATGCTTTTGTTTTGCCTAAGCCTGCCGCCCCCACAACCACGCTGATTTCGCCTTCTATGTGCGCAATTGCGATAGCATCTAAACAGCGCTCTGCCGCGTGGGTTGATACAAATTCACTGTTAAAGCGACGCTCAACCACTTTGTCGTTATGACGACCGATTAAGCGTGAAACGGCTTGGTCCACTTCTTCAACTTTGCCGTTATATGCACCCCGCAAATACAGGCTGACTGTCCCGACCGATTTGCCGATGGCATTTGCTACCTGTTGTTGCGTCATACCGTTTTTTGTCATATAGTCTGCTAATTGCTGTCTCATTTTCTTACCTCTTTCAATGGTTAAATTTATGCCAAATGAATTTCCACACCCCGCTTACTTAATGCTAAAAGCAGGTCTTCAGTCTGAGTTGATTGTTCGATTGTTTCACCAATTAGCAAGCTTATCGCCAGACGCTGCAGAGCAAGCCCTGCATGATTTTTCAACGATTGCAGATAATATTGATGATTATTTATGTCAAACTCTGGATGAGTCTGCAGGTGAGCTAACGTATCAACTAGCAAACGAGATTTTCGATCAGTTGTTTGAGATACTCTCTGCATATAAAGAGAAAACACAAAGCACTCCCCATTAGCAAACTGCACAGTGCAGCAATGTTGCTGTTTAAAGTTTAAATCTGCTTTAAGTGCTTCAGGTGTGTGATATTGATACCCAAATTTACTTACATTCTTGTGTCTCAACTTTGTTAAGTTGAACTGCTCGCTGCACTTTGTTATTTTGTTCACTTTCATATTTTTTATTCCTTACGCGCGTTTCATTCGTTTCAAATCACTTGGAAATACTGCAATTTCTTCCACTTCTTCTTTCTTTTTGAGCCCGTTCATACGTAAACCATGTAACAGCTCTGCGCCTTGCTTGTGCTCAATCGTAATAACCGGGTTAAGTTCTGCGTTAATCTCATCAAGCTGTTCTTGTTTGAGTTTCGCCCGGCGTTGATGACGTTCTTTACGTGCTTTTTCAACGAAACTCATCGGGAAGGCATCACGTTTGTTACCGTCTAAAATCGCTTCACATACGTATGTACCGTCTTTGAGTCTAATAATCACTGAACTTGGGTTATGAATATCAATCGACACTTGTACTTCTTGACCGTCCACGTCTAATAGTTTTTGATTGAAGTACACGTTATTAAATAACGTAATCCAACCGCGTTGGGCGACACGTAATAATGACGGTCTAAAGAGATCTCTCGCTTCAACTGCTGTGATGTAAACCATCTCTGTTTTTGCCAACAATTCACGACGTTTGTTAGCTGGAGTAGTGCCTATTTCACTGTGAATATGCTGATTGTTGTACCAATCAATTCCTGCTTGCACTGCGTCAATAAATTGCTTCCAGGTCGGTAATTTGCCCTGCGCCCAGCGTTGTTTATCAGTAAGCTCTGTTACCCCTTTTCTGATGGCTTTGTCTAACGAAATAACAGCAGTGGAGGTTTTACGGACTGTATCGCGGTCTGCACCCGTGCCGTGATAGGTATCAAACTGGCGAGCCACTCTTAAAGCGATTGTTTGGTTCACACGCTCGATAATGCCTCGACCCTGCGGGTTGCCCGGAATACCGGTTTGATGATTAATGCCAAGGCGTGGCAACATCCCCGTAATATCGCCATCTAGCATCCAGTTTTTCTCACCGCCCCCGTTATCGGAGTAGTAGATAGCGGGAATGCCGTGGTTTTCTACGCCGTGACGAATTGCATCAGCGACCGCTAAGGCGTTTTCTGAAAGACTGACAGACCAGCCGACAATAAAGCGACTCGGGGCATCCATCACCATCGTGAGTTCTGGAATAAACGGACGTCCGTGGTCAGGATGCTGCACTTGCATTTTCATTGAGTGACCGTCACCGACCCATACGTCATTAGCCAGTAAACAAGACCAATCACGTTTGACATAGGTCTGTAATGCCCGCATTTCTGCGCCAGTTTTGCGTCCGATTTCTTTGATGTGGCGTGGTAATTTGCTTAAAGCTCTACGCACGCGGTCAATGCTCGGTAGCAAGGCAAGGCGAAGTGGCTGATCTGCAAATTCCATTTGCCATTTATGGGCAAACTCAACATAAGCTTCTGCAACAGAGACGCCATTAGTGTTGCGATAAATCGCCAAGAAATTAGGTAACCATGCAATATCTTCCACGCGATCTGCCTTGCGCTGGCTCGGTACTAACGCTTTTAAGCGTTCTTCTGGTGTTTTGGCTTTTTCGTAAGCCAGCACCCAGCCGTAGAGCGTTCTATGTGAAAGCACACGACCACAGTTATTACCGTTCTTACAGTTAGCACGCTCAACAAGTGCCATCACCTCATCGGGCAATTGCCCAGATTTAGCAGAGTTGCAGATAAACTTAATTGCAGAATCTCTGGTTTGGACCTGTTCTAGATTCTGAACATAAGCAACTAATGCCATGCGAGCGTCTGCGATGTCGCGCTGTTTGGTTGTTATGTCGTCAAGATCAATTTGTTTAACAGTAGGCAAGCTTGGTCTACGTTGAACCACTGCATTTGAGAAAAGCTCTTGTATTTCTTGTTGGATTTGTTGAGATAGATACAACGAGTTGTATTCAAATGCTTTTGTTCCTGCTTTTTTACGTCTAATCGAAGGATTTTTATTGGTTAATTTATCCAAAGCTTTACGACATCCACGTTCAGATGATGGAAGGCTTGGGCATTTAACTAATTCAGATACTGTTAACCACATAGTCAATTCCTTACGATTAACGAGCAATATAACGAGATGGCCAGATTTCCTCGGGCGCGACACCAATTGCATCTGCAATAATTCGTTCACCTTTTGGATATCTTCTATCAAGAGCATTATTTAATGTTCTTGAGTTCAAACCTGATTCTCTAGAAAGACGAGCCAAATTTGTTCCTTTTTTGTTTAGCGCATAGATAATATCTACTCTTTCCCAATCATTATTCAT